GGACCGCCCGACGAAGGCGACGGGGTGCTCGGCGACTTCTACATCGACACCACCGGAGACGACCTGTACGGCCCGAAGATCGCCGTCAGCTACGGCGCCGCGCAGAGCCCCACCATCGCCGACGTACCCAACAACGAAGGCGCGTCGACCCACGAAGGCGGAATGAAGGTTCGCTTCCTCCGGGCCGGTCGCGTCACCGGCATCCGTTACCGGCGACGCTCCGTGTCATCAGCGACGCTGCACTTCAGGGCGTGGCGCGACTCCGACACGTCGAACCAGGCCGAGGTCGCTGACACCCAGACGACGACCGGCCAGTTCTCGGTGTTCTTCACGACGCCAGTGCTGGTCAGTGCCATGTCGACGTGGACGTTCACGATCGGGACCACCCCAGAAGCCGGGATTCCACGCAACTCGGCCGAGCAAGCCGTGACCAACACGGCTGATGTGGAGTGGATCGACTTCCGTTACAGCAACACAGCCGGGGCGTACCCGACGACCCTGCCCGCGTTCGCCAGCTACTACGCCGAGCCGATCTTCGAGGCGGCCGGGTCGCCGTGGCCGATGGCGCTGGAAACCACACCGACCGGGACGTGGACGCCCCTCACCCTCGGCCTCGGCTGGGTGGCTGAACCGGCATCCCACGTCCCCGCCTACCGCGTCATCGGGGACCTCGTTTACATCCGTGGCGTTGGCAGCCTCACCGGCACCTTCGCCGGGGGGACGTTGGCCACCCTGCCGGTCGGGGCGCGCCCCCCGGCTGCGCTGCGTTACCAACTCGGCGCCCGCAAATCGGGGCAGCAGCAGAACTACCTCATCAACGTCTCGATCTCGGCGGCTGGCTTGCTCGTTCTCGGCGCCTACAACAACCCCGACACGGCGAACCCGCTGCTGTTCCTCGACATGATCCCGCCGTACTCGCTGACATGACCACCGCCGCCGACTACGACCTGAAAGAACTCCTCGAAGAACGCGAATGGCGGAAATGCTCCCCCAACACCCAGGACCCGCAACGGCTCCTCGAAGCGTTCACCTACTTCTGTCACCGCTACTGGTACATCAAGCACCCCGACCGCGGCCGCATCCCATTCGACCTGTTCCAAGCCCAGGTCGATTCGGTCGATCTGTGGATGAACAACCGCTACAGCCTGATGCTGAAAGCACGCCAGGTCGGCTTCTCCACCCTCGTCGCCACCTACGCCTTCTGGCTCACCTTCTTCTACAGCGACCGCACCGTCGTCATGTTGTCGAGGACCGAACGCGACGCCATCAAACTGCTCGCCAAATCCAAGTACGGCTACCGCTTCATGCCCGAATGGATGAAGTTCCGCGGTCCCCCGATCAACATGACCCAGACCAAGATCGAGTTCGCCAACGAGTCGTACATCGAATCACTCCCCTCACTGTCGGACCCGGCACGTGGTGAATCGGTGTACCTAGCGGTCGTCGACGAGTTGGCATACCTGCCCAACAGCGATGAAGCCTGGTCATCCATCGAGCCCATCGCTGACGTCGGCGGCCGCATCATCGCCCTGTCCACCGCCCAAGGTGAAGGCAACCTGTTCCACTCCCTGTGGGTAGGGGCCACCACCGGCACCAACCGGTTCAAAGCGATGTTCCATCCGTGGTGGGCCAACGGTCGCACCCAGGAGTGGTACGACAAGAAGAAAGAGGATCTGCCCGAATGGCAGATGGCGCAGGAGTACCCCGACAACCCTGACGACGCCTTCCTCAAATCAGGGCATCCCGTCTTCTCGCTGGAAGTGCTCCGAGCCCTCGAACTGCGAGACCCGGTGACCCGCGGTTACTTGGCCAAGCATCGGCAATGGCAGTACGTCGAGGAACCCGGCGGTCCGCTCCGGGTCTGGGAATGGCCAGACCCGGAAGGCCGCTACGCCATTGGAGCAGACCCGTCACAAGGCATGGAACACGGCGACTACTCGTCCGCCCATGTCATCAACGCCCGCGACGGACACGTCGTCGCCCACTGGCACGGACGCATCGACCCCGACTTGTTCGGCACCGACGTCCTCGCTCCACTCGGACGGATGTACCAGAAGGCTCTCATCGGAGTCGAGAACAACAACCACGGTCTCACCACTGTCAAGGCGCTCTACCGGATCCACTACCACCCGCTGTACATGCAGCGGTCGCCGCGCTACAAGAAGTCGATCCCCACCGACATCCTTGGCTGGCGCACCACATCGATCTCCAAACCGTTGATGATCGATGAACTCAACATGGCGCTGCGCGAGAAGGCCTGCACCCTGTGGGACGTCGAGACCGTTGCCGAACTCCGCACCTTCGTGCGCGACGACAGCGGGAAGCTGACCGGCTCCCCGTTCGACGACCGCACGATCAGCCTCGCCATCACCAACCAGATGTGCAAACACGTCTGGTTGAAGCAGTACGAACCCGAGCGCGAACCGGGACCGGGAACGATGGGCTGGTACGAGCGACAGTTGTACGGCGATGATGTGCTCGCCAAGATCGCACCGAAGAAGTTCGATCGGCCCGAACCGATCGGCAAGCAATGGGTGCGTGACCCGATCACCCAACGAGGGAGGGCTTGATGCCACTCATCCGACTCGACATGCAGCGGAACCCGACGGCGGGTCGCACCCATCACCGCAAGAGCGCCCGTTGGGCGATGCGCGGCTACGAGACGTTGCCCCACCAGATCTGGGGCGACGCCCGGTCGGGGGCCCGCAAGAGCGCCGCCACCCCGTACGCCGAGTTCCCCCCCGAAACCACCGTCGTCGCCTCCGACTCGACGAACGCCGCCCGCCTCGCCGGACTCGGGTTCGTCGCTTCCCCGACCAGCGCCTGGACGACCGGCCAATACATCGAGGTTGGCGGGTTCCGGTTCAACTGGTCATCGAGTGCCTGGGCGGCCGGTGCCCACGCATGATCTGCACAACGTGTAGGCGTAAGGAAGCGGAGGAACACCGGGACCTGTGCTTTCGCTGCCGCGTCGCCACAGTCGGCTTCGGCTGGCGTGGCGGCGGATTCAACTACGGGCGCGGCAACTTCTCCGCTCGCACCAACGCCGACTTCGTTGCCGAGCACGTGGGGGACGTGAACCGGCCGGGTATCGCCCACCTGGGTAGTCAGGACTGGTCGGGATGAGCGACCTCACCGAGATCCTCCTCTGGGCCTTCCGCCAGAACTTCCACCTCGATCACTCCAACGCCTGCGTCCACACGGCGCACGTCAGGTACAGCCCCCTGACGTTCCGACTGGCCGAGAAGATCCAGGAGCAGGGCGTGCCGATCGACGCCGAACACTTCTCCGACGTCTATATGGTCCTGCTCGACAGGGGCGCCTACCTGGAGGACGCTGGCCGATGAAGCTGTCCAACCGCCTCCAGATGTACCGCGACGAGATCAAGCGGTCGAAGAACTGGCGGTCCGGCGAAGGCTACGAAGACGAATGGAAACGGTACATCGACCTGTACCGGGGCAAGCAGTACCAGTCGAACCTGCCCGGCGACAAGCTGATCGTTAACCTGATCTTCTCCACGATCAACGTCATCGCCCCCTCCGTCGCCGTCAACAACCCTCGCTTCGTCATCAACGCCCGCAACCCTGACAAGGCACCCCAGGCGGTCGTCACCGAAGAAGTCCTCAACTACATGTGGCGCACCCACCGCTACCACGACGAGTTCCGCCTCTCCGTCAACGACTGGCTCGTCGTCGGCCACGGCTGGGCCAAATGCGGCTACAAGTTCACCAAGCCACCCGAAGAGAAGAAGGTCGACTCGAAAGAGTTCGCCGATCCTGAAGACGGCGCCAGTTACGGCATCGACGACCGCGACGACGTTGAAGGCAACGTCGAATCGGAGATGTACGTCTACGACGACCGACCGTTCCTCGAACGCATCAGCCCGTTCGACATGTTCGTCGACCCCGATGCCCGCCACCCGAAAGAGATGTGTTGGATCGCACAACGGATCTGGCGCTCCATCCAGGATGTCCAAGTCGATGATCGCTACTCCCCCGCCGCCCGCAAGAAGGTCAGCGCCAAATCGTGGTCGCGGTGGTCCTCGTCGCAGGGAGACTCGGACGCCCGCCACGACGACCCCGGACAAGGGCCCCGGTCGTTCTGCGAGATCATCGAGTTCTACGACATCAAACGGCGCACCGTCTGCACATTCGCCCTCGACGCCGACGACACCGACAACGAATCAGGGTTCCTGATCAAACCGCGTCCGATGCCCTACTCGATGGGGCACCCGTTCGAAATGCTGCGCAACTTCGAAGTGTCCGACCACTTCTATCCGATCGGCGACGTCGCCCAAATCGAATCGCTGCAACTCGAACTGAACGAGACCCGCACCCAGATGATGAACCACCGCAAACGGTTCCAGCGGAAATGGGTGTACGAGAAAGATGCCTTCGATCGGGACGGCATCGCCGCCCTCGAATCGGACGTCGACAACACGATGATCCCTGTCATGTCCGACGGTAACCCGGCCAACGTGATCGCCCCGATGCCCGCCGTCATCACGCCGTCTGAGTTCTACGACCAGTCCGGCCTCATCACCAACGACATCGACCGGGTGTCCGGCGTCTCCGACTACCAGCGCGGTGCCGGACAGACCGCGATCAAACGGACCGCCACCGAAGCAGCGATGATCCAAGACGCCGCCAACGCCCGCGCCCAGGACCGCCTCGCCAAGATCGAATCAACCCTCGCCCGTCTCGGCGAACGGGTCATCGGGCTGATGCAGCAGTACATGACCGGCGACCAGGTGGCCCGCATCGTCACGATGCCCGGCCGGGCCTGGATCAACTACGACGCCGAATACATCCAAGGCGCCTTCGACTTCGACGTCGCCGCCGGGTCGACCGAACCGATGAACGAGACGTTCCGGCGCCAGTCGGCCCTGCAGTTGGTCGACGCTTCGATGCCGTTCTTGGAGATGGGTGTCGCCAACCCGCAGACCCTCTACATGCAGGTGTTGCAGAAAGGCTTCGGGATCAAGGACGCCGGACCCTTCCTGATGCAGCAGGAACAGCCCGAGATGCCGGGCGTCGAACAGGCCGGAGCGCCGCCACAGCAGGCGCTGCCACCGGGAATGCCACCCGAGATGGCGCAACAGGGCGCGCCGATGCCATCCGAGATGATGCAGGGCCCATCACCGATGGAGCAGCCGATGAACCTGACGGCACCGGAAGGTGACATGGCGATGATGGACCAGATCCCACCTGAACTGCTGATGCAGATGCTCGGATCGAACGGAGCTATCTGACGAACACTTCCCCCACGTGGGGGACAGACGTATGATCCAGCCCAACACCTGAGCACGCCGGAAGGAACTCTGTGTCAATGGACGAAGCCCCGCTCGAAGCGGGGATGGCCGAAGCCGGTCCCGAGGGAGATTTCGGGGACGCCGGGGGTGAGGCAGAACAGCAGCCCGAAGGTGGCGTCGAGCCCGAGCCGCCTCGCTCCTATGTCGAAGTCGACGACCCTGACAACCGGTACGTCCGAGTCCGTGTCGACGGTGAAGACCAAGAGGTTCCGTACAGCGAAGCGTTGAAGGGGTACAGCCGGGAAGCCGACTACACCCGCAAGGCGCAGGCGTTGGCGCAGCAGCGCCAGGAAGCCGAATTCGGGATCCGTCTGCAACAGGCGTTGCAGGCCAACCCGGAGATGACGTTGCAGATCCTGGCCCAGCAATACGGGTGGCAACCACCCGGACAGCAGGCGCCGACACCGCCACCCGAGGACGAGTTCGCCGATCCGTTGGAACGCCAACTGGCCGAAGAACGCCAAGCTCGGATGTCGCTGGAAGAGCGGATCGCTCAACGCGAGGCGGACCAGGAACTCGAACGTGCCATCGGTGGGCTGCGCAGCCAGTACAACCTGAATGATGAGGATGTCCGCACGGTGGTGCAGACGGCGTACCAGATGAACCTGGGCGTCGAAGCGCTGCCACTGGTGTACAAGACGATGGCTTTCGATCGCATCTCGGCCAGGGTCCAAGCGGCCCGCACCCAACAGGAGCGGGAGCGCGCCGAAGAGGCGCGTCGCACCACAGCCAAGACGCAGGCAAACCAGGTCGTCGGCTCCGGCACCGGAGCAGGCAACGGACTCACCAATCAGGCTGACGCTGGAGGACGCATGACCCTCCGCGAAGCCATCGAGGCTGCTTACGAGCAGGCCGAAAACGGCTAGCGGTTCAACCTCATTGAAAGGCTGATCCGTGGCACTTGCCAGCCATACCCCAGCAACCTGGGACACCATCCTCTCAACGACGATGCACAACTACCGCAAGTCGTTGACCGACAACCTCTTCAACAGCCGCCCGCTGTTGGAGTACTTCATGAGCAAGGGCCGGGTGCGCACGATCGATGGAGGCATCTCCATCGTCGAACCGCTCCTCCTCGGTCCTGGTGAAGCCAACAGCTACGGCCCGTGGCAGCAGATCTCTGTCAACGCCGTCGCTGGCATCTCCGCCGCCCAGTTCCCGTGGCGTCAGTTGTACGCCACGATCATCATCTCCGGCCTCGAAGAAGCGCAGAACAACGGCAAGGAACAGGCGATCAGCCTGATCGAAGCCAAGGTGATGCAGGCCGAGAACACGTTGAAGGACCTGCTCGTCGCGATGATGTACGGCACCCGTGGCGGTTCCGCCCTGACCACCGACTTCACCGCCCTGACCACCCTCATCGACGCCACCGCGGCAGCCGGTGGGATCACTCCGGCCGCCTCCCCGGCACCGGAGAACCAGTGGCGGTCGCCGACGTGGGACGCTGGCGCCAACACCGGTGTCGACGCCGAAGGTGTCGCCATCACGATGCCCGGCACCGCACCGTCCGGGGCCTACGACGGCGGCGAGATGGAGCGGGTGTTGCGGCACATGTGGCTGCTCGCCTCCGACGGCGGCTCCGATCATGTCGACGCCATCTTCTCCGGGGCTGGTTGGTACGAGGCGTACGAGGCGAGCCTCACTCCGCAGGTCCGTTACACCGACACGTCGAAGGCGAACCTCGGGTTCCAGAACCTGCTGTTCAAGAACGTGCCGTTGTACTACGACCCGGACTGCCCGTCGGGCACGGCGCTCGGACTGAACTCGAAGTACGTCGGGATGACGTTGCACTCAGAGCGCAACTTCAAGCAGTCCCCGTTCACGGCGAACCTGTCCGGCTCGGTCGCTTCGACGGCCAACGCCAACCCCGGCGCCTCCGCCGCGGCACCGGCAGCCAACGCCATCGATGCCAGGGTCAGCTTCATCACCACCTACGGGAACACGACCACCCGGCAGCGGCGACGCAACTTCAAGATCACCGGAGCCACCTTCGCCTGACGAACACGGGTGACACTGGGGCTGGTTGTCTAGGCAGCCAGCCCCAGTGACCAAGGAGGAACCAATGGCGATCATGAAGTGGAACACCCCGCCGACCGGCAACGAATACGACCGACATGCCCACGACGGGGGGCACGGTGAGAACGTCGCCCTGCAGCATGCCGCTTTCGGAGATCATGTCGAAGGCGGCGCTCAGGTCAACACGCTGGGACCGAACGTCGAACTGGCGACCAAATGGTCGACCGCCCCGTACCGGGGGGACGCTCCGGCCACCGTGACCAGGGCACCGGGCAACCCGTACGGTTACCGCGACAAGTCACGTCAAGGCAGATGCATCGCCAACGACGACACCTGCAACGGGTTCGCCACCAAAGCGAGCGGTCTGCGCTGGTGCGGGCTCCACGCCATCCACGTCGCCAAGCAGGCTGAGTAGTGGACGTCCAGTCCTTGCGGAACTACGTCCGCCAACAGATGGAAGTGGACGACGAAGAACTTCCCGACGCCATCTTGAACATCTACCTGCAGGAAGCGTTCGATCGGACGATGGCGTTCGACAACCGGTGGCCTCGCTACGAGAAGATCTGGGCGTTGGCCAAAGTGATCGGGGCCGACATGATCACGCTGCCCGCCGACCTCAACTTGCCGTCGATCATCTCGGTCATCTCGGCGACCGACAACTTCCGTCTGACGATGGCTAACCATGAGAATGCCGAAGACAACTTCGCCCCGCTGTACCAGGCTGGCACCAGGGTCGGCACCCCCGCCTACTACAGCATCTGGGCCGGACAGATGTACCTGTGGCCGTCGGTCGCCACCGATCAGTCCTACGACCTGATCCTGCGCGCCTACCGCCAGCCGGTGTGGTCCAACGGTGCCTCCGACATCCCTGATCTCGATACCCGACTCCACGCCACCCTCGCCTACTTCGCCATCTCCCTGGCCTACGCCGCCCAGGAAGACGAGATCCTCGAAGGCGTCTACCTGGCCCGCTGGGAACGGGACCTGCGCAACCAGATGCGGACCATGCTCGAACCGATCCACCATCGCCCCCTCGTCATGCATGGCGGCGCCCCCATCGGTGGCGTCCCGTCCTGGGTGATCAACCCGCCGACGAACGGGGTGTAGATGGTCAACCGTCTCGACCCGATCAACCTGGTCGACTACACGGGCGGGTTGAACCTGCGACGCAACCAGTTCCAACTGGCCGAGAACGAATCACCCGATCTGCTCAACGTCGACATCGACCCCCGCGGCGGGTTCTACACCCGGCGTGGCTGGCAACGGTGGAACGACACCGACATCATCGATCTGACGCTGCGGGCGTGGGAACCACGCAACGCCTACGTCGTGACCTACCCCGACGGCGACCAGGACGTGTACGTCGTCAACGACCATCTCGTCTACCGGGCTGGGATCGATGCCGTCTTCTCCCCGATCGCCGACGTCGACGCTCGGGCCACTCCGCACGGCGCCGACTTCGCTGCCTGGGCCGAAGACGTGTACGTCGTGTCCGGCATGCTCCAACAGTCCTGCCGGATCGATCGTGCCGGTGTCTGCACCATGCTCATCGATGACACCTGGTCGGAAGTGGACGCCCCGACCGGCGGCACCATGCCGCAGGCCGAGTTCGTCTGTCCGCACGGCGGCTACCTGTTCGTCGCCGTCACCGAAGAAGCCGGGGTCAACCACTTTGCTCGCATCCGGTGGTCCCATCCGAATCGACCGGACGCCTGGCGTGCCGATGACTACATCGACATCGACGCCGGTGGCGGGCGGATCACCGGGATCATGTCGTTCCGTGATCACCTGCTCATCTTCAAGACCGACACGATGTGGGCGCTGTACGGCTACGACGAAGATTCGTGGCAGTTGATCAACGTGTCGGTGTCGGTCGGCTGCCCCGCCATCTCGGCCGCCACCCGCAACGAAACCACCGCCTTCTTCTTCTCGTCGTCGGATCGGGGTGGCATCTACGCCTACACCGGCGAAGCCCCCATCTACATTTCCGAACAGTTGCGGCCCGCTTTCGAAGATGTTCTCGCTTACGAGAACGTCTTCGTGTCGTGGGCCGGACGACGGCTGTGGGTCGGGGTGCCGTGGATCAAAGGTGTCGGCTCCACCGCCGATGTCACCACCGCCTTCGTGTTCGACGTCGATGTCGGCAACGGTGCCTGGACGATGTACCGCTCGGAGTACGGCGCCATCGGCCCCGTCATCGACGGCTCCGATGTCAACGCCCGCTACCCGCTGGCCGCCCTGTGGTCCGACGAAGTGGCTGTCATGGTGTCGGTCGACTACATCGATGAGGCGTACGACCTGATCCTCGACCCGTACGTTCTCGGAGCCGTCCCGCCCGACGAGCCCGAAGGACCGTCGTACCTGGTCACCGGGACCGACGAAGACATCGCGGTGTCAGGTGTCGGGTTCTTCGGGCAGCCCTTCAACTCGTACTACCGGACCCGCTGGCTGCATGCCGGTTGGCCGGACCGCAAGAAGTCGTGGCGGCGCCCCACCTTCATCTGCCGCGAAGTCCCTGCCGACTTGGACCTGCTGGTCGAATCGTTCCGCGACTACGACGAGACCACAGTTCATCGAACACGCACCATTCGTGTGCGAACCGAAGGTGCCGCCTACTGGACCGAAGGCGGGTTCGAAGATGCCGACATCGGTGGCTTCGACTGGAAGGAACTCGGTGCCGCTTCCACCGATGGACGTGGTGCCAACTGGGGTGCGGCCGGGGCCGGGTCACGGATGATCCGGGCCGGGTCGATCGGGCTGGCCCGATCGGTGCAGATGCGGGTCCGGGCCTCACCGAACACGTTGCGCCACAAATGGGGGATCGACGGGATCGTCGCCAAGTACGTGATGAGGAGATTCCGTTGACCAAGCTCGATCTGCAGTTCGACATCCTCAACGACACCCCGGCGAACGCTTCCACGGTCGACGCCAACTTCGACCGGACCGAACAGCACATCAACCAGGAGTTGATCGAACGTGACGGCACGGTCGCCATGCGGGCCCAACTCCGCCTGGTCGGCAATCCCGTCTCGTCGCTCGACGCCGCCCCCAAGCAGTACGTCGATTCGATCCTGCCGATCGGCATCATCATGATGTACGGCGGTTCGGTTGTCCCGCCCGGTGGCAAATGGGCGTTGTGCAACGGGGCCGAACTGGAGACGACCGCCTACCCCGAACTGTTCGCCATCCTTGGTAACAGCTTCGTGGTCGGCACCCCCGCCGCCGGACGGTTCAACCTGCCCAACTTGAACAATCGGATGCCGTTGGGCGCGGGGACTGCGGCACTCGGGGCGTCGGGTGGCAGCGCCGACGCGATCGTCCCGACCCACTCTCACGATGTCGGCCACACCCATGCATCGGCCACCACCGGCAACGATTCACCTGACCACATCCACGCTGGCGGAGACCACCTTCACGGGCCGGGAACGTTGGGGACGGGCAACCAGACGGCCACCCACTACCACCTCGACGGGTACGGCAACGCCACCTTGCTCTCATCCGTTGACCACGGCAACGGTTCCTACGTCTACGTCAACGGCGGCGGTATCGCTGGTCTGTTCCTCGCCGGTACCGGCACCAACATCGGGAATCACGCCCACTCCGTCACCTCGGGGCTCTCCGGACCTGCCGACCGCGCCATCCCGACGGCGGGTGCCAGCGCCCGTCACGCCCACTCCTTCCAGCCACCCGCCCACGTCGGGCGCAGCAGCACTGAAGGTGTCGCCGCCGCCAACGCCAACCTGCCGCCATATCAGGCGGTCAACTACATCGTGCGGGTCGCCTGATGCCCGAGGGATATTCGAACTCCGGTTACTACAACTCGCAGGCATCCGACCTGCAGTACCGCTACAACACGGACAAGTCGGCCAACGCCTACGGGCGCTTCCTGTCCCAGCAGCGTGGTCAACGCACCACCGGCGACATGTCCCGCGACTTCGGTCGGGCGCTGCCCTCTTACAAAGCGCAGTTCGGGCAGCGGGGACTGGCCGGACCCGATGCCCGCTCCGGCGTGATGCGCAGATCAATGGGCAACTACCTCGGTGACTACACGACCGCCTACCAGCGCGCCCAGCAGGACGCCACTCAGGAAGCGCAGCAGTACGACATGGCCAACGCCAACCTGGACGCGCAATACAACAACAGCTTGGCGGCGCTGGAACAACAGAAGCAGGATGAGATCGCCAACGCGGCACGGGCGATCGAACTGCTGCGGCCGTACCTGGGAGGTATCTGATGCCCGGTGGAGGACGCGGATCAACGGGGGCACCGCTTTATCAACGCCGCCAAACCACCCCGGTCAGCCAGGTGTCGAAACGGCCGTACACCGGTACAGCCAGCACCAACGTGCCGATCTGGGGTGGCTCCAACGCGGTCGCTCCCGCCAACCAGGCGCGCATCGGGGTGAGCAGCCCCGGCGCCCTCTCGTCCAGCCCGGCCTACAACTACATCACCAACAACGGTCGCAACCAGGCCGGTGCCGGGATCAACAACGCTGCCCTCCAGGCGGCTGCTCAGGGTTTCGCAATGGCTGGACGTGGCGCCAACCCGAACACTCGCGCTCCCAACCTCGCCCCTGCTGGACCTGGTGGCGGAAGTAGCGGTGGCGGTGGTGGCGGTGGTGGCGGTGGTGCTCCGGGGATCGATCAAGCGATGCTCGACTGGTTGGCCGGGCTGCTCGGCCGTGGCGGCCCCGCCGCCCAACAGGCGACCACCGTCGACCTGCCTGATTTCACCGGCACGTTCGATCCGTCGGTGTTCAACCAGAAGCGGACCGCCCTCACCGAAGCGGTCGGTTCCGACACGGCGACCGCCCAGCAGGCGACGCAGCGCATCATCGATTATCTCGGCCAGAATTATCAGAACGCCTACACCAACCCGAACAACACGTATGCCACCGCTGGTCAGGCGCCAGGGATGAACCAGCAGGCGATGGGCAGGCTCCTGGCAGGGCAGGGGGTCGACCCGTCGGTGATGGCTGCCGAGGCTGCAGCCAGGGCCGGGGCCGATCAGGCGTTCGGCAATGTGTGGCGGTCCTCGGCGGCCAACGAAGACACGGCGCAACGCAACCGCCTCAACACCGCCACCCTCTCCGGTGAAGATGCCCGTCGCCGGATCGCTGAGATGGGGCAGGCCGGTACCGCCGGGCTCAACATCGGTGAGGCGACCGCCCGTTCCGCCTTCGACCAGCAGGCTCAGGAACGCAACTGGGAGACCGCCCAGCAGGAGGCGCTGGCGAACTGGCAGCGGGCCAACACGGTGACCGATACCAACACGCAGAATCAGAACGCCTATCGCAACCAGGTGCTGCAAGCCCTGCTCGGTGTGTTCCCCAACTTGGCGGGCACCGGCCTCGCCCTGCCCGGTCCTGAGACCTTGGGGTTCTGATGGACCCGGAGGAGTTCGCCGCCTACCTCGAATCGTTGCCGGACAACGAGCGCCAGCAGGTGCTCTACGACATGGGGTTCGCCGGGGCGACCGATACACCGTGGTCGTTCGGCGAGTCGAACGAGCCGCAACTGGACTACGGCAACTACGACCTGTTGCAGATGGGCAACGTCGACATCCCCGAGTTGACGTCGAAAGGTGCGGTCGATCCGTTCGACCTGACCCAGCAGGCCAAGCAGGTCAACTTGGCCCAGGACTACGGCGCCCTCATCCTCGACAACATCCTCTCCGCCATGTCCGGGCCCGGCGCCTACGACGTCGGTGCCTTCACCCCGACCTACGACTACGGCGAACCGCTCAACCTGACCGGCCGACGCAAGGCGGAGACGAGGGCGCAGCAGGGTGGCTACGAAGGGTTCCTCGCCGATCAGATCCTCAACGAGAACCTGTCGCCGTCGGAAGCTT